TTCTCACGATAGGTTTCTTCACTATCAAACTCAACATTTTCGGCAAGAGAAGCAAGTTTTTCCTTTTGGGAAACTGCTAGACCTTCTGATACATCCGCTAGGATTACATCAGCAGTCGATTCCGATAACCTTTTGTTTAGAGCAACATTCTTATTGATTTGCTCGTTGAGTTTATCTTCCATTTCATCAAGTTTTTCTACCATACTATTAAGGACATCATATTTATCTTCAGGGATTGTTACATAATGATCTTCAAATAGACTCTTCATTCCAGTTAAGAATGATTCTGTCATTTCTGTTTTAAGTCCGTGCTCGACGGCAAGTGCATTTTCCTGCACCCACTCTTCGGCAACGTATTCTAGATATGAATCTGTTCTGTTGCAAAGTTCCTCTTTAACAGTGGCGACTTCTTCTGCAATAGATTTTTCATACTCAGACTTAAGTTCTTCTTTCATTTCTGAAACTTTAGTCTTAATAGCAGTTTCAAAAATAGTACGTGCTTTGTTTTGAAACTCTTCAGAAAGTTCTTCACCAGCAATAAGAGCATTGAGATCTTCCTCAACGTCAATCTTATCCTCGGCAACAACTCCTTCTTCAGTAGTCTCTTCTTCAGCAACTACTTTTTCAGTTGAAGTCTCTTCTTCAGAAACAACATCTTCCTCTTTAGTAGGTTCTTCAGCAACTACTTCTTCAGTTGCTTTTTCATCCTCGGCAACAATTTCTTGTTCATCAGAAACTTCTGAATTATCACCTTGCTTTAGAGTACCAGGAGTTGCATTTCCACTAGGAACTGCTTGATCTCCAGGTGTTGCTTTTGCATTAACAACATCTCTAACTTGCTTAAGTGTCTTACCTGGTGTTGCCAACTTATTAGAGTTGTCATCAGGCTTAGAATTCTCTGGGGTTGGCCCACCTAGATCTTCCCAAGTAGCAGGAGTACCACCTGTGGTTAACTTCTGCATTGGTTCTCCAGGCGCAGCGTTTTTAGTTACTACGTTTTCCATTTCTTGTAAATCGTTACCAACGGACATTTTTTTAGATATATTTAATCTGTATTTATTTATAGAACTTAAAGATTTAAGAGAAAATTATTAAATAAATTCAACTTATGCTCTTCTAAAGCTTTCTGATCTACAAGAGTGTTGATTCTCTTTTTAGTTTCATCGACAAATTGTTCATGAAGGGTTCCACCTTCCCAAATCCACTCTTTTCCTTCCATAATTCCATTAACAAAAGCATCAGGTGCAGAAGGATCGGCAACGATATCAGCAGCAGTTGCTAACTGAAAATCTTCACCTACAACTTTAACTCCATGCAAATCTTCTTTTAATGATCCAACACCTCTGGAAGAAACACCAAGTGTTACACCTTCATCAATAAGAGATTTTGCAATCTTACCCATAGGGGTTTCTAGAAGTTGTGCTTTACCGATAAAATTATTTCCTTCTTGTCTTAATGAAGTAATTTTATGCGAAACACGATCAAGATTTACTGTAGGTCCATCGGGATGTCCCAACTCACCAAGAGCACGACCTTTTGCTACAAAACTTTCATTATACCTACCAACTTCTTTTGCAAGAGTTGATACAGGATACATTCTTCCATTACGATTCTTTATTTCACCTTGAAGAAAAACCCCTTCAATATACATTTTTCTTTTAGCACCTTTTCCTTCAGTGATAAATTTAACGCTTGAAATTTCTTCGGTAATGAGTTTCATTTTCTTAATTTGTAAATCCTACTTTGGCACCTAATACAGCAGCATTTGCTGCAAAAACATGATGACTATGTTTCTTTTGAAGATATTCAATTGCACCTGCTGGCAGGGTAAATGTTCCAACAGCAGATCCACTCTGAGTTTCCACAACACTTACAAGATATGCATTACTTCCGTTTGAATTATAAAGACGAACAAGTCCTGCTCCACTAAAACTAGTGGCAGTACCAGTAGTAGTTGGTAATGCTGCTTCAGTACCTTTGCATAAAGTGATATTGGCCATTATTCTGAATCCTCGGATGATTGTGTATCACTAAACATAGAAGATGCTACGGTAGATCGAGATTTCTCAATCTTTTCAGAAGCTTTTGTGTACAAAATATCCTTAATTCTGTCACTAACATCAGATGCTGATGAATCAGTAGCAATCAAATTTACAATTTCTTCCATAAAATTTAATATATTCCTATTCTTTATTTATATCTCGGCTGTCTTGGTATCTTTTCCGAATTGTGCATTAGTAATTCCACTATTCATATCTGGTTCCAACGGAACATCCCCCATCATACCCATTTCTCCTTCTCCTGGTAATGGTTCTCCAGTAATAGGATCTATAGCATTTGGATCTGGAATAGTTCCATCTGCAATTTCTTGTTCAATTTGCTCATCAATTTCCATAATCTCCGCATCAGTTTGACGTAGAATTCTCCTACGAACAAATTCGCTAGAATAGAATCTGCCAATATATGGTTCAATAGTAGCAAGCGTACCCAGACGCTCATTCATCATTTCAGTTTCTTTTAATTCGGCAAATTGGTTGTCATATAAGAAGTCATATTGGATGTGTTCACGAATTGTTTCCCAATCCTCTAAAGTTACAATATTCTTTAAAATAAGTTGAGTCTTCAACATATCATTAAATAAATTTGCAAACCTTTTTCTCAAACGACCTACAAATTTAGAGAACTTAAGTTCATCTCTCAATATCTCTGATGATCTTCCCAGATTAAATCCACCATCTGATGCAATTCTAGATTCAGGTACACCTAATGCTCTATAAAGTTTCTTCTGGAAATATTCAATATCAGCAAGTTCTCCTAAGTTTTGTCCACCTGGGAGTGTTGTGATTTCAGTTCCTCTACCACCTTCTCTTCTAGGTAACCAGAAATCTTCCATCATAGACATGAACTTACGATCATCTCTAACTTCACCAGTATTTGCATCATATACTAACTTATTCCTATAACGAGACATTACCTCTTTAAGATATTGCTCTGCTTTAATTTTAGGAAGATTGCCAACATCAATATAGAAAATTCTTCTTTCTGGTGCTCTTGATAATCTATAAATTACAAGACTATCCTCAATCATTCGTAATTGATTAAGTGCTTTAATTGCTTTATGAAGATATGAAAGAACAGTACCCTTATTTCTATCAATAAGACCTGAAGTAACATAAGAAATAGAATCTTTTGCTATTTTAACTCCCTTATCAGCACCATTACTACCACCAATTACCGTTCCCGTTTGATAGCTTGCTTTTGGAGTATAGACAAAATATTCTTCAATTTCTGGAGACATTATTTTTGTAACGTCACCTTCACTATTTGATTTAATATTCATATAATCATTTTTATCTTTCTTCTTCTCCTGTCTCACAAACCTTATTTTCATAGGGTCAATATATCTTAATTCCTTAATACCTTCTTGTGGTTTTTGAGTATCAATAACTTTTAGATAATATATTCTTCCATCAATATACCAATTCCTAAAAATTTCATGAGACTTTGAATCAAAATCTAATATCTCTTTAATATTCTTAAATTCTTCTCTAATTATTTTCTTTAATTTATCACTGGCATTTAAATTTGAAAGTTCAATCTCAATAGGTGAATCATATAGATCACTTACAATTGCTTCATTTATAACATCTTCAATAGCACCATCTGCCTCTGGATGTAATGCCATCTCACGATATCTTTTTATTAAATCAAATTCAGTTCGATAGACACCTTCAATATCTACATAGGAACCATAAAATCCACTACTAATATAATTATCAACCCCGTCCTCATTATTCTGAGGAACGGGGGATATTATAGATTTAGATTTCTTTTCATTGTTTCCAATAGAAAAGCCAAAAAGTCGTGCCATATTATAATTTTAAATTCGTCGTTGAACTATTTAGGCTAGCTCTATTAGCTAATATCAGAAGTGTTAGAAGCAACAGATGCACCACCTTTAATCGCTTCCCACCACTGAACTTGGAATTCTACAGTAAATTCTTCTATAGCATCAGTTGATTCATAACTCAAATCAATAGCAGAAATATTCGTTGGGAATATATCACGGAATTGATAAGATCTTAAAACAGAAGTCTGTGCTGCAGAAAGTATACCTTCACCTGCACTACGATCTAATTGATGAACTAATGCATCTTGCATATAATCATCAGGATTAGTTAAACCAGTTGCATTATCCAATTGATTAACCGTATTCATCCATTCTTCAAAAGAGTTACGAATTTCAAAATCAGTATCATTAATAACGGTAACAGTCCATGTTTCGAAAGTTCTATCTCCGGCAATTTTAAAAATACGACCTCTAAAAGGTACTTCTACTGGAGCAATCGTAGAGGCTGGAAGAGCAGCTGCTTTAACAAGAAATCTTGTTTTTTCAGCATCAGGTTGTGTAACTATTGTTGGAAAATTTAATACAACTTCAAACAGATTAGGGCGTGTACCACCACCTGTGAGTTTATTTTTAAACCCACTGATCGTTCTTAGATCTGGAGTATTGCGTGTTGGCATTTTTGGTTAAACCTCTTTAATTAAACGTTACCGATTACTTCTTCGAATGATACGCCAGATCTAGTGGCGACAAATGTAAGACCGATGAAGTTAATCGACCTTGCAGGCTTAATGTATATATCTGCAATAAATTCATTATTGTCGATAATTGCAGCAGTGTTGTTTGTCTCGTCACAAACAAGAACATAATCCTGAATTCCTCTCTTAGCCTGAACATCACGAAGGAAAGGATCAATAATATTTATGAAATTAGTTCGTGTAATTTCATCATTAAATTCGAAGAGCTGATCTTTAGCAGCAGCTTCAATTGCGTTCTCAAGGAAGATAAACAACCTACGAACGTTAATTCTATCAAATGCGGATTGTTTAGCTAATGCAGTCTTATCTCCAAAGAGAACAATTCCAGAACCAGCAGAGAAAATAACTGGATTAATTCGTGCTGAATACAGTTTATCTCTT